GGACTCACCAAATAATGGAAGCAAACTTTTTTAAGAGCCTTGAGATGGTGCTGCACCACGAAGGTGGTTTTGTGGATCACCCGGAAGATCCGGGTGGCGCAACCAACAAGGGGATTACGCACAAAACGTATGCGGATTTTCTTGGTCGTCCCTTAGAAGATGTAAGCGAATTACAGAACATCCCGGAAGAGCATGTTCAGCAGATTTACAAGAACGGCTACTGGGACAAGGTCAAGGGTGATGAGTTGCCCGGCGGTGTAGACTTTTGCGTTTTTGATTGGGCCGTGAACAGCGGGCCGGGCCGCGCAGCAAAAGCTCTGCAAAAAGCGGTCATGGTTGCACAGGACGGGGCTATTGGCCCGATGACTTTGGCGGCTGTATCTGAGTACACATCTACTGAGATTATAGAGTCAGTGACCAAAAGTCGCATTGAATTTTACAAAAGTCTAAAGACATATGACACTTTTGGTAAAGGTTGGTTAAGAAGGGTAAAAGAAACTCGTGACTTTGCGTTGGAACTGGTATAACACTATATCAGACTTAACGCGGAGATATGTGAGTGGATGAAGTTTACTTTGCTGAAGCCGTTTTCAGAATTATCAAGGAGCGGCGTCAGGCGGTTCAAGACTTGTTAATTTATGACAATGTCAAGAACATGGAGCAGTATCGTGAGCTCATGGGGAACTTAAAGTCCCTAGATCACGTGGAACAGGAACTCAAGAGCCTGCTAGATAAACAGGAGCGAAGCAATGGCTGAAGCGCAAAAAGTGGACCTTGAAGGTGTTAGTGCAGGTGTCGCAGACCTTGCATCAGCTTACAAGGATGTTACTGACAAAGTATTGGACCCCGAGTCTATCGGCGGTTCTCTCCTAGAAAGGATGCCAGACCCGACGGGCTGGCGTTTGCTTATTCTACCTTATCGCGGGAAAGGTAAGACCGATGGGGGCATTTATCTGCCGGACACGGTAGTTAATGAGCAGACTATCTCTACACAGGTTGGCTATGTCCTCAAAGTGGGGCCTCTGGCTTATAAGGATACGGAAAAGTTTATTTCTGGTCCGTGGTGTGAGCAGGGTGATTGGGTGATGTTTGCCCGTTACGCTGGTTCTCGTTTCAAAATTGATGGTGGCGAGGTTCGTTTACTTAACGACGACGAAATCTTGGCCAAAATCAAAGAGCCTGAAGATATTTTACATTTCTAGGAGTTATAAATGTCAGAAGACGATAAGAAAGAAGACCAGATTGAACTAGATCTGGAAGACGCACAGGAAGTTGAGGTTTCTGCGGGTGGTGACGATGATGATGGCGAACAGCAGCCGTTAGCCGCTTCCGAAGAAGATAATTTTGATAAAGCCGAAAACGCCACGCAAAAGCGGATTGACCGCTTGACTAAGAAAATGCGTGAGGCCGAGCGTCAGCGCGAAGAAGCTATTAAGTATGCTCAAGGCGTTCAGACGGAAGCCGAGCAGCTTAAAAAGCGTATGAACGCTTTGGACACTAATTACGTTAATGAGTATAGCACTCGCGTAGAAACTCAGATGGGCACCGCAGAGCAGGAGCTTGCTAGGGCCATTGAGGTTGGTGACACAAACGGCGTCATTGAGGCACAGCGCAAGATAACCAGTTTGGCTATCGAAAACGACCGTGCCAAACAGGCTAAAATGCAGCAAGAGCGCTACGCTCAACAGGTTGCCGCGCAGCAACAGCAGCAAGTTCAGCAGCCCATGCCGCAGCAACAGCCCCGTCGGCCTGACCCAAAAGCCGAACAGTGGGCGCAACGCAATAGCTGGTTTGGTGACGATGAGGCTATGACTTATGCCGCTTTTGGTGTGCATAAGAAATTAGTGGAGGATGAAGGGTTTGACCCACAGTCCGATGAGTACTATAATGAGCTTGACAAGCGTATGGCGACTGAGTTTCCTCATAAGCTTAACGGTGGTAGCAAACGGCCCGCTCAGACGGTTGCTTCCGTATCCCGCAATACCTCTGGGCGCAGTAGTGGGAAAAAGGTTAGACTCACCCCTAGCCAAGTCGCAATAGCGAAGAAATTGGGTGTGCCGCTTGAAGAATACGCGAAATACGTGAAGGAGTAAGATAATGAGTGAACAGACAATTAATCGGACTTCTCGCGCAACACAAACCCGGGAGAAAACGGCAAGGCGTAAGCCGTGGGCTCCCCCGTCTATGTTGGATGCACCACCTGCACCGGATGGTTTTAAGCATCGTTGGATCCGGGCTGAAACCCGTGGTTTTGACGATACTAAAAACGTCAGCGCAAAAATGCGCGAAGGTTGGGAACTGGTTCGTAAGGATGAGTACCCTGACTTTGAGGCCCCGGTAATCGACTCAGGTAAATACGAAGGTGTGTTCGGAGTAGGTGGACTTATTCTTGCTCGTATACCGTTGGAAACGGTTGCAGAACGGAAAGCATATTTCGATCAACGGAATGCTGACCAGATGCAAGCTGTGGACCACGATATGATGCGCGAGAATGCTCATTCGACCATGACGATTACTAAACCTGATCGTCAATCTCGTGTAACCTTTGGCGGTCCACAAAGATAAGGGCCGCCCTGATTAGGAGAAAAAGCAAATGGCAAACCAAGATACTGCCTTTGGTCTTCGTCCTATCGGGCTTAATGGCGCAGGTGCCAACACTACTGGTGTAACTCAATATGAGATTGCAAATAACAACACAAACGCGATTTATCAGTATTCGCCAGTAATTCCTCTGGCTGCTGGTGTTATCGACATTGTTGGTAATGCAAACGGTGGTACAGTTCCTGCCCTTGGTGTCCTGATGGGTGTTGAGTACGTAGATAGCTCTTCCAAAAAGACTGTCTTCAAAAACTACTGGCCCGGTTCAAACAACGTAAGCGTTGACACAAATTTCCCTGTCAAAGCTTTTGTTGCTGACAACCCAAATCAGTTGTTCATGGTAGCCGCAGATGGTAGCTCAACTGACCGTGCAACTGCACTGTCAAACATTTTTGCTAACGCATCTTTGGCAACTGCAACTTCCGGTTCTACTGCAACCGGTCGTTCCTCTGCTGAACTAGACATTTCCACAGTTGCTACTACAGCAACCCTGTTCATGCGTGTCGTAGGTCTTACTGGCGATGATGCCAACCTCGACTACGATGCCGCAGGTGTGAACTATGTAGTTCGGTTCAACTTCCACCACAACGCGCCGGTTGCAGCTTCGGCTTCGCAAACGACTTCGTTGTCTACTGGCATTTAAGGAGGGAATAGAAAATGGCTATTTCTCGCGCACAACTAGCGAAAGAGCTTGAGCCCGGCCTAAATGCCTTGTTCGGTCTTGAGTATGATCGCTACGAAAATGAACACGCTGAAATCTTCGACGAAGAGTCATCAGATCGTGCATTTGAAGAAGAAGTGATGCTCGGGGGCTTCTCAACAGCACCAGTTAAAGGTGAAGGCGCTGCCATCAACTTTGACGATGCTCAAGAGACCTACACAGCACGGTACACACATGAAACAATCGCTCTGGCCTTCTCAATCACTGAGGAAGCTATCGAAGATAACTTGTACGACCGTCTGGCATCACGCTACACCAAGGCTCTGGCCCGCTCAATGGCCCAGACCAAGCAGATTAAAGCTGCCTCAATTCTGAACAATGCGTTCAGCACAGGTAGCCCAATCGGCGACGGTGCAGCACTGTGTTCTTCTGCACACCCATCACTCTCAGGCAACCAGCGTAACATTTTGTCAACTGCTGCTGACCTCAACGAGACTTCTCTTGAGCAGATGCTGATTGACATTGCTGGTTTGACCGATGAGCGTGGTCTGAAGATTGCAGTTCGTGGTACAAAGCTGATCATCCCGAAAGAACTGCAATTCATTGCAGAGCGGGTGCTCAACTCAAACCTTCGTCCGGGTACTGCCGACAATGACGCAAACGCAATGAAGAACATGGGTATGATCCCAGAAGGGGCAGTGGTAAACCACTTCCTGACTGATACCGATGCCTTCTTCATTAAGACAGATGCGCCAAACGGCTTTAAGTACTTCAACCGTGCACCAATCAAAACTGCAATGGAAGGTGACTTTGACACCGGTAACATGCGGTTTAAGGCCCGTGAGCGTTACAGCTTCGGCGTTTCCGATTGGCGTTGTGTCTTCGGCACAGAAGGTGCTTAATTAAACATCCTTGTTGGATTTTAAAGGGCGGCTTCACAGTCGCCCTTTTTTATTGTAAGATAACTTATCCCTGACAGCCGCATCGGGCGGCTGACATTGGCCAAGACAGGAGACTTAAATGGCTAATACGACTTTCAACGGACCAGTCCGGTCCGAAAATGGTTTTAAAACAATCATTAAAAATAGCACAACAGGCGCTCTTACTAATGAGATGACCCTGTCTACCTACACTGCAACAATTGAAATTGCTGCAACGGGGACTTCTCATAAAGAAGCCTCAATTGGCATTCCATCAAACTTTATTCCAATGGGTTGCGCGGTCACCGTGACAAGTGCTGCGGCAAATGCCGTAAACTTGGTTGATATTGGTACAGATGCGGACACAGATGGCTTTGTGGACGGCATTACTGTTGCTATCAACTCAACAGGCTTTAAGGGCTTCTTCCCATGTAACGGCGTGTTAGGTATGTCTGGTGGCGCAACAACCGCTGCTACTGAAACAGCCGATGAAGTTGAAGTTGTAATTTCGGGTACTGCTGGTGCTGGCGGAGTATTGTCTTTGAAATTCTTTGGCATCTCATCAGACTCACCAACAGCCTAATAGGAGGCTGTAATGGCTGATTCTGATGTAAAATCAAAGCGCATAACCGCAACGGGATCACTCGGTGTCGGTCCTGCGCGTATTCGTCAGATACAATTAAAAACAGCTTCTGGTACACCTCGCCTTACCGTCACGGACGGTAATGGTGGGGCTACCGTTCTAGATCTGGATTTTAACGCATCTGACACGCACTCAGTTAACATTCCGTCAAACGGGCTTCGTGTTAGCGATATATATGTATCCGCTTTTACGAACATTACCGCGGCTACGGTGTTTTTTAATTGAGGTAAAGTATGGCTCCTCGTAAAGCTACGATGCCAAAAAGGAACAAAAAAAATTTCCGCCCCACTTCTAAAGGGGCGGGAATGACTAAGGCTGGGGTAGCGGCTTACAGACGTGCAAATCCCGGATCAAAGTTAAAAACCGCTGTCACGGGTAAAGTAAAAAAGGGTTCTAAGGACGCGAAGCGTCGTGCATCATATTGTAGCCGTTCAAAAGGTCAGATGAAGATGCACAATATAAACTGTAGTAAAACGCCTAAAAAACGTATTTGCGCCGCTCGTAGAAGGTGGAAGTGCTAACATGAAAGCAGAAGACGTATTATCGTTATTAGAGAAGCACGAAGAAGAATGTAACCGTAGGTACGCGGACATTCAAAAACAGCTAGATCGCCTAGACGTAAGGCTATGGGGTATAGCATTTTTGATCATTGCCGCGGCTGTTGTTCAAAAGGTGTTCTAATGGGAAGTGCAGTAAATCTTGGAAGAGGCGCTTGTCCTGCCCCTAAAGCCGTAAAACGCGGTGTTGTGAAAATGAAAAAAGGTGGCGAGGTAAAAAGCGGAGGTAAGATCTGCCCTGAAGGCAAGGCTTGGGCTAAACGAACTTTTGACACGTACCCGTCAGCGTATGCAAACTTGGCAGCCTCAAAATACTGCAAAGACCCCAACTATGCCAAAAAGTCAAAAGGTGGCAAAAGAAAGGGCAAGTAATGGGTCAACTTAAAAAATGGTTGAAACAGGATTGGGTAAGGATTGGTTCAGATGGCTCTATCAAAGGCCCGTGCGGCACTTCAAAAGATAAACGTAACCCTGATCGTTGTCTCCCTAGATCTAAAGCTAACAGTCTTACAAAAGCTGAACGCGCTTCAACAGCACGTAAAAAGAAACGTGCAGGCGCTAAAGGAAAGACTACGGTCGCTAATACAAAAGCTGCGAAAGTAACAAAAATGGCCTCGGGGGGCGCGGTTACTCCGCCTAAACGCCCCTTTAACGGAAAGCGTGTACCGGGAACTGCTGTTGCTAGGGGGTGTGGTGTAGTGATGGCAAACCGCCGTAAGAGGACAAAAGGGTCAGTGTCGCAAGCATGACAGCGTTAGCTTTTTATGTAGATAAAGAAAAACAAATCTGCGATGAGATTATCGCATGGTCCGAGCACACACTACAAAAACCTAACCCTTTTTATAACAATTTACCGGCCTGTCCCTATGCACAAAAGGCGTGGCAAGAGAACAAAGTAGCGATACTTTTTAAGCATGAGCCGAGCTATCAAGCTTTGTATAGCACCATATCTCAATGGGAAGACGTTTTTGACCTTTGTATTATTGTGGACATGCATTTTGAAAAGGACCCTGACCGTTTTCACAATTACTTAGATGATTTAAATACTGCTATCTCAGAAGGTGTTTTTATAGAAAGAGACATGTGGGTGATGGGGTTTCATCCGCATGATGAAGCAAATGATTTTATTGATGACCAGTCCTTTATGCAGATGGTAGAAGATGAATACGCTATGATCTTTGTACAGCGCTTATCTAAATTGCAAGAAGCAGCAGACAAGATTAAAGAAAAAGGTTATTATGACAGCTACCTAGCCGAATATGACGTGGAAGCTATATTCAACAAAAGAGCCAAGCTATACAGGAGATTGCAGAATGGCGATGAAACCCCGTAAGATGATGAAAAAGGGCGGCGCAGTAAAGAAAATGCGCGGTGGTGGTATGGTTAAAAAGATGCGCGGCGGCGGCATGGTTAAAAAGATGCGCGGCGGCGGCATGGTAAAGAAGAAGTAAGATGGCCACTTCTGGCAGCACTAATTTTGAACTCGACGTAGCGGATTACGTCGAGGAAGCTTTTGAGCGTTGTGGCTTAGAGGTTCGCACCGGATATGACCTAAAGACAGCACGTAGGTCTTTGAACCTTATGCTTGCGGAATGGGCTAACCGTGGGTTGAACCAGTGGACAATTGCCCAGAGAACACAGGCCTTGACCTCTGGGACGGGCAACTATTCTCTGAACGCAGATGTTATTGATGTGCTATCTGTGGTGGTCCGTAGGAGTGGCACCGATTACGCCTTGGATCGTATGAGTCGAGACGATTACCTAACCATCCCAACAAAGACAACAACGGGACGGCCCAACCAGTTCTTCTTAGATCGTCAAATAACTCCGGAATTAAAGTTGTGGCCTGTGCCAGAAAACAGCACCGACGTAGTTGTTTACGATGCCTTAACTCGTATGGATGATGCGGACGAATACAACAACACAATGGATGTTCCCTTTCGATTATACCCGTGTCTTGCAGCCGGACTTGCTTATTATATCTCTATCAAGAGAGCTCCGAACCGTGCTCAGTTGTTGAAAGCGATGTATGAAGAGGAGTTTGAACGGGCAATGGCCGAGGACCGCGACAGGGCCTCTTTTAATGTTGTACGGCAGTACCAGTATTTTAGGACGAACTAATGTCTAGG